TTAATGAAAGAAAATAAATTTACTAGAAAAGAAGCTATTGATTTGTTAACAGATAGCACAATGGCCGACCTTAAAAAATCTTTAATTGAAAGTAATAGAGATCCTGAATCTTTATTTAGATTAGTTACAGGAGAAGGTGGTTTTCAATTAGGGGATAGTGCAAGAACCTCTATAAGAGCGGTAGCACAAAAAAGTATCGACCAAGGAAAAAACGTAAAAGTACTTACTAGTGAAGGAAAATTAGTTCAAGCTCCTATTAAAAAGGGAGAAGAATTAAGTAGAACAGGAAAATTAATTCAAGCAGGTATGGATCTTCCCACTGTTATGAAACAAGTTTTAAAACATGAAGGTAAAGTTGTAGGAAGAGGTAAAGGTGGTGGTAGTATAGATGATGTAAGTAAATCTTTTTTTGAACCTGTAAAGGACTATAGGGCAGCTGTAACAGAAACTTTTATACAGACTGCAAAAAATGTTTATAAAAAAAAATTTTTTGATGATTTTGCTAAAAGTTCATTACAAAACGGTAATGCTTTTAGGTCACTTGCTGAGGCTAGAGCTAAAGGTATTCCAACTCAAAATTTATCAAAAATCTCTTCTGACTTTGATAAAAGTGCTGCAATGCTGGATTCTAAACTTCTTCAAAGTAAATTATTTACTGATGCTGTAGACGGAAAAGGATTATATATGACCCCTGAATTAGCTAATGCAGTAAAAGGTGTAGAGGAATTTATGGCAAAAGCATATGATAATATTCCTTTATATAGTGCTGTGATGTCTTCTAAAGCTGTGGGTCAAATAGGTAAAACCGTTTTTTCACCTATGACTCAAGTTAGAAATGTAAGTACTGCTTCATTCTTTGTGTTGGCCAGCGGATTAATAGGAGGCAAAGTAAGTTTAACAGATGCGTTTAAATTAATGGCTGACGATATTTTTCCAACGAAATTTATAAGTGCCGCTGATGTAGCTAAAAAAATGGAAGATAGAATAGCTAGAGGAATTGTAGATCAAAACATTGAGATTAATGAAATTAAAGCTATCATGGAAAAAGCTAAAAATGGTAAACTTACTATGTCAGCGTTAATGGAAAATCCAGTTGTTAAAAAAGCTTTTGATCTTTATCAAGGGGGAGATAATGTTTGGAAAATATTTGCTGATGATTTTTATCAAGATGCATTAGGTACGGCTTTTCAATATAGTGCTAAGGGTTTAAAAGGAGACGCTGCTGTAAGAGACAACATTATCGATTGGTATAAAGTAGTAGGTAAACAATCTGATGTAGTTTCAGATTTAACTAAAGCATCTAAACAAATTGATGAAATAGATGTTAAATTAAAAACGGCAACTCCAGCTACAAAACAATCTTTATTAAATCAAAAAGAAAATTTAGTACAACAATTTAAAGATGTAAAAGATATTTCTGCTTATTTAGTAACTAATACTATACCTACATATAGTAAAGTTCCACAAATTATAAAAAATCTTAGAAGTTTACCTATTGGTAATTTTATAGCTTTTCCTGCAGAAATTTTAAGAACCAGTGCTCATTTAATTGAGATAGGAGCTAGAGAATTAACAAGTACTAATCCTTATATAAGACAAATGGGAGCAAGAAGATTAACAGGAGCGGCTGCTGTATTTGGTGGTACAGGTGCTATTGTGTCCTCTGTTGCAGAAAAAATTACAGGTGTAGGATCAGAAAAAATGGAAGCTTTTAAAAGATCTATTGGACCAAGCTATCAAAAAAATTCTTTCCTAATGCCATTAACTGAATCTGACGATAAAGGTAATTTTAAATATTTTAATTTTTCTTACACTAATCCTTATGATTCAATGTTAAGACCTATTAATGCAGTGTTTAATGCAGTAGGCAATGGAACACTAACAAATAGAAATGTAAGTGAGATTGTTTATAATGCTTTAATATATGATACAATTACAGATACACCTGGAGCTTTTATAGAATTTATATCTCCATTTGTTTCAGAATCTATTGGTGCAGGAGCTATAGCAGATTTAACTTTTAGAGGTGGTAAAACTAAACAAGGAAAAACTATTTTTTACCCACAAGACAGTGCAATGGAAAAAATAGACGCTTCTTTAGGTCATATGATGAAACAACTAGAACCTGGTGCAACAAGAAGTGCTAGAAGAGTATGGAAAGGTGTTACTCAAGAATTCACTGATTATGGTACTACTTATGATGGTCCCACAGAATTATTAGCATTAATGTCAGGTCTTCGTGTAGAAGAAGCAAAACCTTTAGACAGTTTACCTTTTATTACAGCTTCTTTTAACAGAGATACACAAAACATAAGAGATAAATTTGCTTCTAATATATACAAACCCAACTTAGATTTAAATTCTAAATTAGGTTTTATGGTAGAATATCTTTCTGATAATTATGACTCTCAAAGTAGAATGCATCAAGTAATAAAAGATATGAAAGAAATGGGTGTTGATGAATATGACATAGAAGAAAAATTAGATGTTAGATTAAAAAATAAAACAAGACTTAATGCTTTATTAGAGGGTGAATATGTAGCCCCAAATATCAGTAGCGCTACTATTGAAAGTATAATTGAAAAATTATATGAAGAGAACCCTTTAGAAGCAGTTAAAGCAGAAAATGAATTTGAAACTGCTTTAGATTTATTTGAAGATATAAGATATGACCTTGAAGATTTTGAATTAGGAAAAGGACCAGAAATATTTAAAGATATAATTAATACTATATTAAACCCCAAACCTAGAACTAATGCAGCACCTAATATTGATTTAGGATCTTTTCAAACTCAACCTAAAGCAGAGCTTCCTTCTCAAATAACAGGTACTCCTGTTGCTCCTAACATAATTCAATCTTCTCAAACGCTAGGGAATATATATGGAATAAATAAAAACACAGGATTAACAGCAAGTGAAAATGCTTTACTGTCAGATGAATATAAAGCAATGAGACTTAAACAAAGGAATCTAGCATGATGAGCCCTTCAGAGTTATATCAATATTATTTAAATAATCCTTATAATCAAAATCAAGGTATAATGGGTATTGAAAAAATTAATTCTGTTTCTCAAGTACCTCAAATTCCTGCTTCTATGACCACGGACCAAGGATCTGATGATAATATAAACCCAAATCCTCCTGGATCAGGGATCACGAATAATTATAATGGACTACCTATACGATTTAGAGATATAGCAAGTTTAGTTTTAAATCCTATATATGGAATTCCAAATATTGCAGCTAGAGCAAATAACTACAACAGTCCTATTGATTACGCTAAAAGAAATTTTATAGGCACTGGATATGATTCAAGTAAGGAAGAACCAGGTTTAGGTCTTTCACCTAAAGAATTAAATTCTTCTGGTCATAGTTATGATGAATCAGGAATGGGTGGTGGATACAATGAAGGAGACGGTGGAAGTTACACTGGAGCAAGTACGGAAGATTGGGGTGGAGGAGAATAATGGTTAAAGATAATGCTCTTCATAAAATAGAATCTCACGAAAAACTTTGCAGAATTATGCAAAAACAAACTCACGACAAAATGTATCAATTACAAAATCAAATTACACGAATAGAAAGAATACTATTAGTATCAGTAGGGGCTTTAATTACAGGTCTTGGTGGTGTTATTTTAGTGCTCTTGCAAAAATTATAATCATACTTATATTAAACTTAGGTTGCTTCTAGGAGGACCTATAAATAAACTGTCTAACAAGGAGGTTAATATGACAAATCTAAGTACGTTCCTAAACCATAGTATAGGCTTTGAAGATATCTTCAATCGCTTTAACTTTATATCAAACACAAACACAAGTTTTCCGCCTTTTAATATAAAAAAAGTTGGAGAAAATAAATACACACTAGAAATGGCTTTGGCTGGATACTCTAAAAAAGATATCAAAGTAGAAGTTGTTAATCCTAGTGTTTTAATCATAGAAGGATCTTCATTAAAAAATGAAGGTGATTTTGTGCATAAAGGGATTGCTGAGCGTTCTTTTAAAAAACATTTACAGCTACAAGAGTATGTAGAATGTAGAGGTGCAAAATTAGAAGATGGTATGCTTAAAATACAATTGGAATACAGTCCGCCTGAGAATAAAAAAAATAAAGTTATTAAGATTGATTAAATCCAATCTTTAAGTTCGTCACCAGTTATCTGAGTGGCAATGTTCATCTTATTTCGCAGAGCTTTAACTATTTTTTCATCAATAGTGTTCTCTGCGATAAGATCAATGTAAGTCATTTTTTTAGTTTGACCTGCTCTATTAATCCTAGCTTCAGATTGAATTCTTTTTTCATAATCATAACCGTTAGCATAATATACCATTGTGTTTGCACCAGTTAAAGTTATTCCATATCCTCCAGTTTGAGGAGTACCAATTATAAATCTTACTTTACTATTTTTATCTTGAATTTGTTTTATGGCATTTTGTCTGTCTTCAGTTGTAGTATCTCCATAATAAGTAACATAAGATTCTTTACCAAAAGTTTTTTCTACTGCTTCAATTATAGAAGCAATATCATTTCTATAATGTGCCCAAATGACAGCTTTATTTTCTACTTCTTGAAGTATACTTATTAAAGCATCTAATCTTTCGTTTTTTATTTTTTTAATACTTCCATCATCTGCTGTAAAGTGACCACAAGTAATTTGATGTAATCTCATTAATTGAGTCATTGCAGATTTAGTGGTCATCATTTTACCATCCATTTCTGTCAATGCAATTTGTTTCATTTGATCATATAGTTTTTGTTGTTCAGGTGTTAAATGTATTATTCTTTTTACATAAGTGTAATCAGGTAAATCTAAACAATCTTCTTTTAAAACACGATATGAAAAATTCTCTAATTTTTCTGACAACTCCCCAAGGTTTCTATAACCTGTTACTATTTGAACAGAACGTCCACCAAAGTTTGCTGTCTTCATAACAGCATACCTAGTTCTAAAAGCATAATAAGAAGAGAAATCTAATAGGAACTCATCTAAAAATTCACATTGTTTATAAAGATCCAAAGGTGATTTAGTAACAGGAGATCCAGTAAGTATCCTTCTATATTTTGCATACTTTCCCAGTGCTACAATAGCTTTAGTTCTTTTAGCTTCAGGATTTTTTATTGTTGTAGACTCATCAATTGCCATCATAGTCTCATGACTATTTAAAAATTTAGCAGCAAACGTTAAACCTTTTTTTGTTGAAAAAGCTTCTACATTCATGATTAAAACATCTAACCTATCTGATGTTTCAAAAAGGGAAGATAATTTTTTTTCTTGAGTTTGGTTAATTAAAGCTTTCCATAAAACAATGTTTTTTTCAATGTGTTCTACCATGTGAATAGGTATTTCTGAATCATACCAATTTTGGTAAACTCCTTTTGGTGCTATAATTAACAGACCATTAATTTTACCTTTATCATAAAGCATAGATGCATTATCTATTAATACTTTAGTTTTTCCTGTACCCATTTCCATAAAATAGGCATATGCTTCTTTATTCCACGACTTTTCCAATGCTACAATTTGATGAGCATAAGGTTTAGTTTTAAACTTATAGTTTATCATAATAATGTTACCAATTTCTTTCTATTGACTTCTTATATATAAAAATGCTACATGTCAATGATCGATGAAAGAAAATTTAAATTATCAAGATTTAAAAAGTATACATAAAACTATTGTATATGTGACACAAGAATTACCTGGAACACAAGCAGGTAAACCTAAATTTAATATTATTGGTGCACAAAAATATGGACAAATTGTCACACTCTTACCTGAATTTTCACAAATTATATTATCACCAGGTCCTTTAATTTTTAAACTAAGAAAATTATTAAGAAACTATACAGATAAAGATTATTTATTATTAACAGGAGATCCTGCTATTATTGGAGTAGCTTGTTCAATTGTTGCTGAAAAAACAAACGGAAAGTATAATTTATTAAAATGGGACAGGCAAGAACATACTTACTATCCAGTACAAATAAATTTATATGAAAAAGGAGACATAGAGGATTGACATTGATAAAATAATTGTTTATACAAAATTAGAAAGTTAAAAATAAAACAAGGAGAAGAAACATGAACCAAATAAACTTTGAGCAAGATAAGACAGAGGCAATAAACCAAACTAATGATGTAAAGTCATTATCAGAACAAGTCCTTAAACTTCGTAATTTAGAAGATCAAATAAAAAATACTGAGGACAATTTAAAAAAACTAAAAAAAGATGCAGATCTTCTTTCAGGAGAAATCATACCTACTATGATGACTGAAATGAATATATCTACTTTAAAATTAGCAGACGGATCAGGAGTTGAGATTAAACCCGTCTACGGTGCTTCTATTCCTATTGATAGGAAAGAAGAAGCATTTAACTGGCTTCGTAGTAATGACCTGGGTGACCTTATTAAAAATGAGGTTACTGTTTCCTTTGGTCGTAACGAGGATAACAAGGCCCTGGCTTATGCCAACCTTGCACAAGGTCAAGGATTTCAACCCTTCCAGAAGTTAAAGGTTGAACCCATGACACTTAAAGCGTTGGTTAGAGAGCGTATCGAATCTGGAAAAGATATGCCCTCTGATCTATTTAATGTGTTTGCAGGAAACAAAACCAAAATAACAAGAACATAATAAGGAAGAAAATGGAAAAACAAAACATGAAAAAAGAAACATCTGACATAGCTAATAAAGCTACGGCGGGTGCAGTGTCTGCTAGTATATTCGAATCAGACGCAAACAAAGGATTAGGAAACATTGGTCATGATGATTTAATGCTACCTTTTCTTAAGATACTTGGACAATTATCTCCTGAAGTAAATAAGAGAGACGGTAAATATGTTGAAGGTGCAGAACCTGGCAAAATTTATAACTCTGTTACTGGAGAATTGTTTGATGGTGAAAAAGGGGTACAAGTCATACCTTGTCATTACAAATTAGAATATATTGAATGGCAAGACAGAGGCGAAGGCTCAGGTGCTCCAGTAGCAATTCACCCTTCATCAAGTGATATCTTGACTCAAACAAAAAGAGACGGATCGTATAAAGATAGATTACCAAATGGTAATTATATTGAAAAAACGGCAAGTCATTTTGTTATAGTAAACAGTACTAGTCCTTCTACGGCTTTAATTGCAATGAAATCAACGCAATTAAAAATAAGTAGAAAATGGAATAGTATGGTTTCATCAATTAAGATGGAAGGTAAAAATGGTATGTTTACACCCGCATCTTATAGCCACACTTATAAGTTAAGAACTGTACAACAATCTAACGATAAAGGTACATGGTTTGGATGGGAAATTAGTAAAATTGGTCCAGTTGAAAATACAGCTATATATCAACAAGCTAAAAGTTTTTCTGAAAGTGTTTCTAAAGGAGACATTCAAGTTAAACATGGTGAAACTGCTAGTGGTGAAAAACAAGAAAAATCTCACTTCTAATATTATCTAACGTTAAAATTGTATGGGCGATAATATCGCCCATACGCATGATAAAAAATGATTGAAGAAAAATTTATAAAAAGTTTTACAGGATTAGAAAGAAATTTTGGTACTGCGGATTTAAAAAAAAGCGAAATAGATTCAGCTACTGGTAAGTTGAAACCTGTTTATTTTTGGGCTCATAGACATTTATCAAAACAAAACTACTTAAGTCATTTAAGTGGAGAAATTTCTATTGGAATTCAACCTTGTGATGATAAAGGAATGGCAAAATTTGGTGCTATTGATATAGATGACAAGCAACATAGTTATAAAAATTTTCCATACAAACAATATTTAGATATTATATCTGAACATAAATTACCTTTAGTACCTGTTAAATCTAAAAGTGGTGGTTTACATTTATACGTATTTTTAAAAGAACCTGTAAAAGCAGTGTTTATAAGAAATTTTTTAGAGAAGTTTTTATTTATTTTAAAACTTCCAACTAACATTGAAATATATCCAAAACAGACAGAACTAGGAAAAGATTCAGATGGTGAATGGGTAAATGGTCAGTTTATTAATTTACCTTATTATAACAAAACAGAAAGAACAGGTTTTAATTTAGATGGTACAGCTTTTACTTTTGAACAATTTGTAGAAGTAATAGAAGCTAATACATTTACTGCTGATGAATTAGAAGAAATAGGAATTGATCACACTAGAAAATTATTACAAGGTGGGTCAGAAGAATTTAACGATGGACCACCTTGTTTAGGAATTTTAACTAAAAGTAAATTAAGAGATGGGAGAGACAGATTTTTATATAATTATGCAGTGTTTGCTAAAAAGAAATATCCTGATAATTGGGAACAAATGGTTATTGCTGCTCCAGCTAAATATTTTGAGACGGATGCAAATGGTATTATAAGTTGGACAGAAGAAAAAACAAAAAAGAAATTAAAATCTTGGAATAGAGAGATTAAAGGACATACATGTAATGAAGATCCAATTCAGGCAGTTTGTTTAAAGGCAGAATGTAGAAATAGAAAATTTGGATATATATCAGATAAGAAAAAAATATTTCCAGCTTTATCAGGTTTACAGAAAATAACTTATTCTGAACCTCAATACACATTTAATGTAACTTTAAATGATGGCCAAACAACCAAAGAAGTTAGAGCAAAAACTATTAAACAAATAATAATGCAAGATGAGATAAGAGCAATTATAGGTAATGCAGCTGGAATAATACCTCCTAAGATTAAAGCAACAGAATTTCAAGATGTACTAGATACATTATTTCCCCCAAAGATGACTACATCTCCTCCAAAAGGAACTACAGATGAAGAATTATTAACAGAGTATTTAACTGATTATTTAAAAGGAGCCAAAGCAGAAAATTTTGCTTCTTTTAAAAGTGGTGCAACTTTAATAGAGGATGGAGAAGCTTATTTTGTTTATAAAAATTTTTATAATTCTCTTAAAAACAAAGATTGGAAAATAGATAAATCAATAACTGCAGAAATAATGACTCGTTTATTTAAAGCAGATTTTGGTATTTTAAAAAGATTTCCTAAGAAAAAAGACTCTGATCCAGATTATACAGCAGTTAGAGTTACTCAAGTTCCTGCTAATCTTAAAGAACTTGAAACAGCAGAACCTGAGTTAATTCCTATAACTGGAAAAGATGATATATTTTAATGATTAAAAAAATATTTGGTCCTCCAGGAACAGGAAAAACAACAACTCTATTAAATTATGTAGAGTCATATATAAAAAAAGGTACTCCATTACATAAAATTGGTTATTTTGCGTTTACTAAAAAGGCAGCTAATGAAGCAAAAGATAGAATGTTGGAAAGAAAAACAGAATTATCTAAAAAAGATTTAGTTAATTTTAGAACTCTTCATTCCCTAGCTTTTCATACTACTAGTATGAGTGAGGATAGTGTTATGCAACCCGTTCATTATGAACAGATAGGAAGACAATTAAATTTAAAAGTAACTGACAGTGGAGATGAGAGTGGTTATTTAAGTTTTAATAGTGATTATTTTAAAATTATAAATAAAGCTAGAGTAAAAGGTATATCAGTGGAACAAGAGTTTAATACAAATGAATGGAACAGAGATATAGATTATGAAACATTAGGACATATTTATTTAAATTATAATAATTTTAAAAAAGTTCATACTCTTTATGATTTTAATGACATGATTGAAAAGTTTATTTTTGTGCAAGAAAAATGTAAAGAATTTGATGTTGTTTTTATAGATGAGGCTCAAGATTTATCTCCTATTCAATGGAAGATGTTTGATGTTTTAAAAAAAAAATCAAAAGATATTTATTTAGCTGGCGATGATGATCAAGCTATTTTTGCCTGGGCTGGTGCAGATGTGAATAAATTTTTAAATGAACCTGCAGAAGAAATAGTATTAGATAGATCGGAAAGAGTTCCATTAGCAGTACAAAATATTTCAAATGTTATTTTGGACAGAATAAAAACTAGAAAAGAAAAAAAATACTTAGCTAAAAAAGGATTAGAAGGAAAAGTAGAATACATTTACGATATGGAAAATTTAGATTTAACTAAAAACAAATGGTTAATATTAACTAGAACAGGTTATAGAAGAGATAAGATATGTTCTCAACTAAAAGAAAACAATATGTATTTTAAAAATAAGTTTGGAAAAAGCTATGATTCAAAACTTTACAAATCAATACTGAAATGGGTTGAATTAACCAAGGGAGGTAAAATACTTATTTCTGATTGCAGAGATATATATGATTACTTAAGTGCAAACTATCCTGAAAAACAATTTAAGAATAAAAACGAAATATCAATGGAAGACATTGGTTACAGTAAAGATGACATTTGGTATGAAGTTTTTGTTAACGCTGATCAAGATGAATGTTTTTATATTCGTACTATGTTAGCCAACGGAGAAAAATTATCTCAAGACTCTAGAATAGAAGTATCTACAATCCATGCAGCAAAAGGTGGAGAGGAAGAGAATGTTGTTTTAGTTTTAGATAATACAAGAAAAATAAGAGAGTCAGTAGAATTAAGTAAAGATAAAGAAGATGAAGAACATCGAGTTTGGTATGTAGGTGTTACTAGATCCAAACAAAATCTTTATATTTTAAAATCAACAAAAGAAAGGAACGGTTATTTATTATGACAGATTCAACTGGATTTGAAAAAGCATTTCCACAAGACAGACAAGTAGGAGGAAAACACTATAAAAATTTTACAATTCAACCTTATGAATTTATTTCAAAAAACAATTTAAGTTTTTTTCAAGGTTGTGTTGTTAAGTACGTATGTAGATACTTAACAAAAAATGGTGTAGAAGATTTACAAAAAGTTATTCATTATTGTGAATTAGAAATATTAAAAATAAAGGATACAAAAGGAAAGGTTAAAAAATGATACTACCAAAATTTAAGGCACAAACGGAATGGATTGAACCTGAAGAATATCCTGATTTAAGACAATACGATGAAATAGCAATTGATTTAGAAACAAGAGATCCTGATCTTAAAAAAAGAGGATCTGGTTCTGTTATTGGTAATGGTGAAGTTGTAGGTATAGCTGTAGCTGTACCAGGTAAAAAATTTTATTTTCCTATTGCTCACGGATCAGGGCCTAATATGGATAAGAAACGTACTCTAGAGTGGTTTCAAGATATATTAAATACACCTGCCATTAAAATATTTCATAATGCCATGTACGATGTCTGTTGGATTCGACAAATGGGTTTAAAGATTCAAGGACGTATTGTTGACACAATGATCGCAGCATCTTTAGTAGATGAAAATAGATTTCAATATTCTTTAAATGCTATTTCTTGGGATTACTTAGGACACGGAAAAAGTGAAGCAGGTTTAAATGAAGAAGCAAAATCAAGAGGCTTAGATCCTAAAGCAGATATGTGGCAATTACCAGCAATGCACGTTGGAGCTTATGCAGAGAAAGATGCAGAGCTTACCTTAGAACTTTGGCAAATATTTAAAAAAGAAATTACACAACAAGACATTGAATCTGTTTTTAATTTAGAAACAGACTTATTTCCTTGTTTGGTTGATATGAAATTTAAAGGCGTTCGTGTCGATATTGAATCCGCTCATAAATTGAAATTACAATTAAGCGACAAAGAAAAACAATTACTGCAAGAGATAAAAAAAGAAACAGGATTAGATACTCAAATATGGGCAGCAAGAAGTATTGCCAAGGTATTTGAAAAACTTGGATTACCTTTTGAAAGAACTGAAAAATCACAAGCACCGTCCTTTACTAAAAATTTTCTTTCTGAACATGCACATCCTATTGCACAGAAGATAGCAAAAGCTAGAGAGTTAAACAAGACCCATACTACATTTATTGATACAATTATAAAACATGAACATAAAGGTAGAATTCATGCAGATATTAATCAAATTAGATCTGATCAAGGTGGTACTGTAACAGGTAGGTTTTCATATTCTAACCCTAATTTACAACAGATTCCATCGAGAAATAAAGAAATTGGACCTATGATTAGATCTTTATTTATACCAGACGAAGGTCACAAGTGGGGTTGCTTTGACTACTCACAACAAGAACCAAGACTTGTAGTACACTACGCAAATTTACATAAGTTTCCTGCAGTGTATGATGTAGTAGAAGCTTATAAAAATAATCCTAATACAGATTTTCATCAAACTGTAGCAGAGATGGCTGACATTCCTAGGTCTCAAGCTAAAGTTATTAATTTAGGTTTGTTTTACGGAATGGGTAAAACTAAACTTCAAGCAGAACTTGGAGTATCAAAAGAAAAAGCTGTAGAATTATTTAATCAGTATCATGCCAAAGTACCTTTTGTTAAACAGTTAATGAATAGTGCTTCTAATAGAGGTCAAGACAGAGGACAGATAAGAACTTTACTTGGTAGATTATGCAGGTTTCATTTATGGGAACCTAATCAATTCGGTATGCATAAAGCCATGACACACGAAGATGCACTCAGGGAACACGGACCAGGGATTAAAAGAGCTTATACGTACAAAGCTTTAAATAAATTAATTCAAGGATCTGCTGCTGATATGACTAAGCAAGCAATGGTAAATTTATATAAAGAGGGAATTATTGCTCATATTCAGGTGCATGACGAATTAGATATCTCTATAAAATCACAAAAACATGCAAATAAAGTTATTGAAATAATGCAAAATGCTGTTAAATTAGATGTTCCAAATAAAGTAGATTATGAGTCTGGTAAAAATTGGGGGGAAATAAAATAATGTATGTCTTATTTAAACGCAAATATACCAGCAACGTATGCACAAATAAAAAGAGAGTATTTATATGATTGTAAAAAACATCACGGAGAAGTGGAAAACTGTATTATCTTTGGTATGTCCTCACTTACAGGCCGTGCAATCTTATTTCATTGCATTATGGAAAATGGTGCAATCTTTTATCGTCTGCCAATTACGGCTTTTATTCAACGTGGTTTTAAACCCGCAGCTGTTCCCATTAAAAGACTTGATGAATTACAACTTTGGAATTCTTTTTCTTATCATCCTGCTGTTAATCATTGGGATATTTTAGGCGCTGCCTCAGGCAAATACATAGGTAAAGACAAAAAATGGCATCATGGTAAATATCTTTTTACCATTGACTGGGCTCACCCAGATGCTAATATGTTAGATACCGATCATTCGGAAATTCCGCACGAACATAAGTGCGCACACATAATTGCTTTAGATGATGGCAACTATGCGGCTCAGCCAAACAATAGATGTATATGGGACCTACCTTCTTTTACAGTTAAGGATAATATTCCTGATTGGAAGGTACAAACTAGTGAATGGAATGTAGAAGATACAGGTCAATGGAAAA